CGAATCCCGGCGTGAAGGAGAGCGAGCAATCTGCTTATGATCGCGTGCGGAGCGTCGCCCAAATGCTTGGTCTTCTCCCCAAAATAGCGGGAGGAGTGGTGGGAGTCACCGCTATTGCCTACGTCCTCGGCCTAAGTGCGAGCAAAGCCTACTTCGATAGCTTGGGGGCCACATGGGTGATTCAGTTGATGTCCGCCAGCCAAATAATGTTGCAGTGGTCCTATCTATTAATCATCATGTGCGTATTCGCATTGGCCGGCATCGTTGCCCACTTAAATGGTGCACGACCCCGATCAATTGGGCTGGGCGCCGTCGTCTTCGCATTTTTTTCTGTAGTTCTCTATTGCGCTGGCAATTACTTTGAGGGGCATGGCAGCCCTTCGATTGCTCACAAATTCTTCTTTTTTGGATCGATTGTCTGGGCAGCTACAGCGGGCCTTTCTGTGGGAGAGGCGGCAGGCTACTTGGCCTTAGCGGCCCCTCCCCATATGAAGATTCTATTAGTAGCTCAATCGCTAGTTTGGATAGGCCTTTTCTTTGTTCCACAAAGCATAGGATCCACGGCAGCGGCCAGGGATGGGGCTATGCAGGAGTCGAAGTTGCCTGGCGTGCAAATACAGGGTTCCGAGCAAGGATGGAAGCTCGTCTGCGCAGTAGGTGACAGGCTCCTACTGATGAAGCTCGCGGAGGAAAAGGGTGATAGGAAATTCAGGCTGATCAAACCCGAGGACGCGACTGTGGCAACAGCGGAGAAATAGCGGAAGTTAAAGTTGCTATCGGTCTTTAAGGGGCAGCGGCAATAACTTCGTCGAACGGGCGTCGCCCGCTGTCGCCAGCCTCAAACATTGAGCTAGCAAACGGAGGTCGTCATGACTGAAGGGCAGCGAGAGATGAGTAACGAAGAACTTAAGCTTGCGCTTGATGGGACTAGTATCGATTGGTTTCTTCAGCGTCTAGTCGATATTGTGAATGGGTCAGATCTTGAATTTGGCGTAACCTTAATTGTAGGCGGCTCAATCGTATCCGGGCGCATGGTTGGTGGCAAAAAATACTTTGAGACTTTCGCTAAAGAGTTCTCAGATGCTTTCCCGGGTGATGCGCGGGAGCGCATCTATGAGTCCTTCGCTCAGCACGGAGGTATTTATTCGCAACCGAACGATGAGAATGAAGGCGCGCCGCCGCAGTTCATTCATCTCATTGACTCTTACTGTTTCTTTCCCGAGAATCAAGTGCCAAGCAATAGAGGCGTCCTCTGGAGGGGCAAGATCAACGCTGTGTCGGGATTTAGTTTGGGGCAACTCTCTAAGGCGCAAACCTAACGACCTGTACAAGGAAGAATGGTCGCATCGGTCGGCTGACTTCGTCTATAGCTTTCCCAATGGCTAACAGAATGATCAATCCGTCTCTTAGATGGCAACGACCGCAATCTCTCAAATCGTACCCTTATGCGCCAAACCTTGACCTTATCCCAAGATCACCAGGGATCTACATTTTCTACCGTAAGCATGGCGCAAGCTTTCAAGTCTTCTATGTGGGCAAAGCTCTCAACCTACGAAGGAGACTGAAGGGTCAACTAAACAACTTCAAGTTAATGCATGGAATCAAGTCGGCCGCTAATGGTGCAAGATTATTGGCTTGCGGAGAGATAGCGCTCAAGCCCGGGCAAAAAGCTGCGTCAGCTATTCACGCTGCGGAAAAGCTTTTGATCAGACATTTCGTAGACGAGGGGCATGAATTGCTTAACATTCAAGGCATCAAACTTCGCCTGCAAACATTGCGTAACGAGCGCCCTGCAGACCTAAAAAAGCTCCTACCCGTTCGGACGCAAGTTGAGGCTTAGCATTCCCCAGGTGGCCGCACGTCGCCCCCCCTAGCTCCGCGTATTGGCGCGCCTACGTATTAGCCAAGATTGTCCGTCTGCGCGAATGATTGCGATGTACTCGTGCACTCCTACATCGCCACTGTGTCGCGGTGATACGAATCGAATTGGCAGCATGCAGGCATGTCCCGCCTCGCTGAATCCGCATGAGCACGTTCGGTTACACCGCGGTCGACCTGTCGCGTCTGCCCGCCCCTGATGTCGTTGAGCCGCTCGACTTCGAGAGCATCTTCGGCGCCATGCTCGCCAAGTTGCGCAGCCTCGACGACACTTTCACCGCCTTGGTCGAATCCGACCCGGCCTACAAGGTGCTTCAAGTCGCGGCTTATCGGGAGCTTCTAATCCGCCAACGCGTCAACGACGCGGCCAAGGCCGTGATGCTGGCCTACGCGCAGAAAGGAGACCTCGATCACCTTGGTGCACTGCTCGGTGTAGGCCGATTGCAGCTGACTCCCGGCGATCCTGATCGTGGGATCGCGCCCACGATGGAAAGCGACGCAGACTATCGCCGCCGCATCACGCTCGCACCCGAGGGTTTCTCCGTCGCGGGACCCGAAGGCGCGTACATCTACCACGCCCTGAGTGCCTCGCCACAGGTGCTCGATGCCAGCGCGACCAGTCCGGAACCCGCCCATGTGGTCGTCACCGTGCTGTCGCGGGACGGGGATGGAACCGCGAGCACCGACCTGTGCGCCGCCGTCGCCACCGCCGTGAGTGCAGACAACGTGCGGCCGATGACGGACGAGGTGACGGTGCAGTCCGCCGCCATCGTTTCCTACCAGGTGAAGGGCGCGATCTTCACCTTCGCCGGACCTGATAGCGCCGTGGTGCTTGCCGAATCCCGCAAGCGGCTGGATGCCTACGTTGCCGAAGCGCACCGGATTGGGCGCGATATCACCATGAGCGGTCTCTACGCCGCCTTGCACTGCGACGGCATTCAGCGCGTGACGCTGACCGAGCCGGCGGGTGACATCGCCATCGACCGCACCCAGGCCTCGTTCTGCACGGCCATCGAGCTGCACTACGGCGGTGTCGATGAGTAGCCTGCTCCCGCCCAACGCCACCGCCGGGGAGCGAGCGCTGGAAGCAGCCATGGCGCGCCTAGGCGATATCCCTGTCCCCTTGCGTGATCTTTGGCATCCGTCCACCTGTCCCGAGGCGCTCTTGCCCTGGCTGGCGTGGGCGCTGTCAATAGATTCGTGGAAGGCGTACTGGCCAATCGAAGTGAAGCGCGCGCGCGTGGCGACGGCGATCGCCATTCAACGGCGCAAGGGCACGATCCAGAGCGTTCGCGAGGTGATCGATAGCTTCGGCGGCGCCGTTGAGGTCACCGAATGGTGGCAGCAGACGCCCAAGGGGACGCCCCACACCTTCCACCTGTTGCTCACCTTGGCCGGGCAAGGCGGCGAGCTGGCCACCGCCGAGTACGTCGACGACGTCATCGCCGAGATCCAGCGCACCAAGCCTGTGCGCAGCCATTTCACCTTCACCCAGGGCGTCAACCTCACCTCGACCGTGGGTCTTATCGCCTACGCACGTCCACTCACCTACGCCCGCCTCTCGCTCGTCGCCAACCCGGAATCCGCCTGACCATGCCGTCCCCTGCACTTAAACTCATCGTCACCCAGGCGGGCCGCGCGGCCCTGGTGGCACCGGACCATGCGGGCACTGTCGCCGTGACCATCGCAAGCATCGGCGTGACCGCCACCGTGTTCGCGCCGGACCCCACGCAGACGACGTTGCCCGGGGAGATCAAGCGGCTGACGACCTTTAGCGGCGGCGCCACTGCGGCGGACACGCTGCACATCACGATCCGCGATCTGTCCGCCGACAGCTATAGCGTGCGAGGTATCGGCCTGTACCTGCAGAATGGCACGCTGTTCGCGGTGTTCGGCCAAGCCGCGGTGCTGGTGGAGAAAAGTAGCCAGGCCGGCATGCTGATCGCTGCCGATACAATCTTGGCGGACATCGCGGCGAGCAGCGTCGTGTTTGGCGATACCAACTTCCAGCTCAATCTGGCGACGACGGACACGCCGGGTATCACGCGCCTGGCCAGCGACCCTGAGACGATCGCCGGCAGCGAGGCACGCAGTGCGGTCACGCCCAAGGGCCTGCTCGCGGCACTTAATGATCGCCTCGGATCATCGGCGCCGACGGCGTTCGCGAAGAAGCTGATCGCCGCGGCGAGGGAGGCGGATGTCCTCACCTTGCTGGGCCTCAAGTCGGCCGCACTCAAAGACGAGGGCTCGGGCAACGGCCTGGACGCGGACTTGCTGGATGGCAAGGAAGGGGCGTTCTATCTCAGCGCGCGGACCCGCTATCTCCCCGGCCAGATCATCGTGTATGCGGGCGCTGCCGCGCCCAGCGGCACGTTGCTCTGCAACGGTGTGGCGGTCTCGCGCACGACCTACGCCGATTTGTTCACCGCGATCGGCACGATCTACGGCAAGGGTGATGGCGTCACCACCTTCAACGTGCCGAAGTTTGCCGCCGGCACCACGGTGGTGGCCGCGGAGACCGCCGAGACCGTCGGCGTCAGCGTGTCCGGCGCGGTGATCGCCCACACCCATGGCGGCAGCATTGCCAGTGGCGGTGCGCATGCCCATGGAGGATCCACCGGTGGCGCCGGTGCGCATGGTCACGGCGCCTCGAGCTCGGCAGTGGGCGATCACGCCCATAGCGGCTGGACCGACCAGCAAGGCTGGCATGGCCACACCGGTGGCACCTCGGGAGGCGGCGAGCATACCCACCCCCAGGATGGCCGGACGACCTATCCGGGCTACGGCAACAACCGTATCGGCTACCAGGGCGCCAATCAGAGCTGGATGCAGTACGACGGGGGTACCACCGGCGTCGCAGGCGGCCATGCCCATAGCTTTTCGACCGACGGCAACGGGACGCACGGCCACAACGTCGGTATCGGCGGTGCCGGCGCGCACGCGCATGACATCACCATCGGTGGCACGGGCGATCACGCGCATGCCGTGACGATCAACCCGGCGGGCGACCACAGCCATGGTCTGACCATCAGCAGCACCGGCGGCGCGGTCAACCTCGCGGCCGGCGTGAGCATGCTTTTCTGCATTGCGTACTAAGGAACCTTATGGAACGTTCGACTCCTCCGCTTCGTATGGGTTCTCTCGGTGGCCGGCCATGCACTTTGTTGTGGCGCAAGGCGTCGGGCGACCTGGTCGGCGTGGATCTGCCGCCCGGCGATCCGGTGCCTTCCGACTTGACCGCGCTACCACCGACCATTCATCCGGTGGGCAGCTTCACGCGCGATGTGTGGGATGAAGCCCAGGGGCAATGGACGCCGTGCTGCGACTACACCGGCGTGCCCACCTACGGCAAAGCCTCCGGTGCCCTGGGGCGCCCTTTGCTGCTAGGAGAGACGTTGCCGGACAGCGTCACGCTGCAACCGCCGCCACGCGAGACGGCAGGGTCGTTTCGCTGGAACGACGGCGACGCCCGCTGGGAGCCCGTCATCGCGGTGCCGGAGGATCCGGCGCCCGCGCACGAGGAATAGTGTAGAAGTCCACTGGTACACATGCCCTGCATGGCATCCGCGGCTTCATGGCCGGCAGCATGCGGGGCATGGATCGCACGACCGAACTCGCCCGTCTTCTGGAAAACATCCTGCGCTACGGCGTGGTCGCCTCCGTCGATCACGCCGCTCAGCGTTGCACGGTGAAAACCGGTCAGCTGCTGACCGCTCCTCTCAAATGGATCACGCTGCGCGCCGGCACGGCACGTACCCGCTGGGCACCGAGCCCTGGTGAGCAAGTCCTGCTGCTCAACCCCGGCGGCGATACCACCCGCGGCTGCGTGCTGCCCGCGCTGTTCTCCGACGCTGCTCCGGCACCCGACGCCGGTCCGAACGCGAACATCACGCTCTATCCAGACGGTGCGTCGATCGCTTACGACCCGAATACGCACGTACTGACCGCCACGCTCCCTGCCAGCGGCAAGGCCGACGTGACGGCGCCGGCTGGCATCTCCATCCGTGGCGACGTGCACATCGACGGCAAACTGCATGTCAGCGACGACGTCACCGCCGACACGACGGTCACCGCGGCGACGGACATCGTAGCGGCCGGCGTTAGCCTCACGAAGCATCCGCACGACCAGGTGATGCGTGGTGCTGATCGGTCCGGCCCGCCGGCGGCCAACTGACCATGCGCGGGATGGATGCCCAGTCCGGCAAGCCGCTGACCGACACCGCGCACCTGGTCCAGTCGATCGGCGACATCCTGACCACGCCGGTCGGCTCGCGCGTCATGCGTCGCGATTACGGGTCCTTGCTGCCCCGCCTGATCGACCAGCCATTTAACGCCGCCACCCGGATCCGCCTGGTGGCGGCGATTGCCACCGCGCTCATGCGCTGGGAACCGCGCCTGCAGATCACCCGGATCACCGTCGACCTCGGTCCCGCACCGGGCGCCGTCGTGGTGACGCTCGACGGCGCGCGCACCGACACCCCCACGGCCGTCGTTGGCCGCCTCACCGTTCCGCTCTCCCTCCCCTGACCGCCATCCGCGAGGTTTCTCATGGCCACCGATTACCACCACGGCGTTCGCGTCGTCGAAATCACCGCCGGCAGCCGGGTGCTGCGTACCGTATCCACGGCCGTCATTGGGCTGGTCGCCACTGGCGAGGATGCTGACGCGGCCACGTTCCCGCTCAACAAGGCGGTGTTGCTCACCGATGTGACCTCGGCCATCGGCAAAGCCGGCACTGCGGCCCAAGGCACGCTGTTTCAAAGCCTGACCGCGATCGACGCGCAAGCCCGCCCGTTCGTGGTGGTGGTGCGCGTCGCCAAGGGCAAAGACGAAGCCGAAACGAACTCCAATGTCATCGGTGGCACCGATGCGAACGGCCGATTGACCGGTGCCCAGGCGCTGTTGGCAGCGCAAGCGAGCCTGGGCGTCAAACCGCGCATCCTCGGGGCGCCGGGCCTGGATACGCAGCCGGTCGCGGTGGCCCTGGCCAACCTGGCGCAGAAGCTGCGCGGCGTCGCGTACCTCAACGCGCACGGCTTTACCAAGGCGAGCGAGGTGGTGGCCTACAAGGCGACGTTCAGTCAGCGCGAAGTGATGCTGATCTGGCCGAACTTCACCGCCTGGGATACCGCAGCCAACGCCACCGTCGAGGTGCCATCGGCCGCCTATGCGCTGGGCCTACGCGCGGCGATCGACGAAGCGCAAGGCTGGCACAAGACGCTTTCCAACGTCGCGGTCAATGGCGTCACCGGCATTAGCGCCGATGTGAGCTGGGATCTGCAGAACCCGGCCACCGATGCCGGCCTCCTCAATCAAGCCAGCATTACCACGCTGGTCAACGCGCAGGGGTTCCGCTTCTGGGGCTCGCGCACCTGCTCGGATGAGCCCAAATTTGCCTTCGAGAGCGCGACGCGTACCGCCCAGGTGTTGGCCGACACCCTGGCGGAGGGTCACCTCTGGGCGGTGGACAAACCGATGCACCCGAGCTTGGTGAAGGACATCCTCGAAGGCATCAATGCCAAGTTCCGCGAGCTCAAGGCGAACGGCTACCTGATCGACGGTACCGCCTGGTATGACGACGCGGTCAACAGTGCCACCACGTTGTCCGACGGCAAGCTCAACCTCGACTACGACTACACGCCGGTGCCGCCGCTCGAGAACCTGATGCTGCGTCAGCGCATCACCGACCGCTACCTCGCCGACTTCGCCACCGCCATCAACGGCTGATCCCGTGCGGCCTCGCTGGAGGTCGCACTCCATATCTATGTCAGGAACCCAGCCCCATGGGATTGCCCCGCAAGCTCAAGAACTTCAACGTCTTCAACGACGGTAACAACTACATCGGCAAGGTCGAGGAAGTGACCCTGCCCAAGCTCAGCCGCAAGATGGAGGAATGGCGCGGTGGCGGCATGGATGGCCCGGTCAGCATTGACCTCGGTCAGGAAGCCATCACGCTGGAATGGACCGGCGGTGGCCTGCTGAAAGAGGCGTTGTCGCAGTACGGCATGACGACGGTCGGCGGCTGTCTGATCCGCTTTGCCGGGGCCTACCAGAGCGACGACACCGGCGCCGTCGATGCGGTAGAGGTGGTGGTGCGCGGCCGGCACAAGGAGCTGGACTTCGGCAGTGCCAAG